ATAACTACCTCCTGTGGGGGTACTTGGAGCTGAGCTAGCTCTAATATAAATTGGAAATAAGAATGTGCTTAATCCATCAGCACCGTCAGCTCCATCTTCAACGAACTTTGTAGGTGTAGACCATTCGACAGAAGTATCGGTTCCAGTATCTCCTGATATACTAAACAAATTTCTTGTAGCGTATATAGGGTTATTACCGCTGGGCACTGTGTCAGACCATCCCGTAGGATTTGTTAGAGTATTAGTTCCAAAGTTAAAGCTTCCATCAGTAGGTGCGCTTGGCGCAGAAGTTGCACGTTGGAACACTATAGCTTGATAAGTAGATACACCATTATCACCTNCAGCACCAGGACTACCATCAGTTCCATTTTGAACTAATAAGGTGGGTGTTCCCCAACTTAAAGTAGAGTCTGTACCTCCACCTCCCGCCGAACTTGTAGCAGTGGCAACTGACATGTACACAGGGGNTTANTNCCTGAAGGAACACTTGTATACCAATTGTTAGGAGCTGTTAAAGTGTTATTAGTAAAGTTATAACTGCCGCCAGACGATGGAGCACTTGGCGCAGAGGATGCTCTTTGATATATCGATACAAATGCTACTGAAGATCCATTACTACCAGCGGCACCATCAACACCATCTGCACCATTTTGAGATATTATTACAGGTGTGCTCCACGTAAGTGAAGAGTCTGTAGCAGTTGTTCCTTGTACAGAAGCAACAGTTGTACTTATATATAGAGGATTAGTTCCGGAAGGTACAGTAGTAGACCACCCAGAAGGAGCGGTACCTGTATTATTTCCAAAGTTATAACTACCTCCAGTAGGAGCTGATGATATAGTAGAACTAGACCTTTTGTAGATTGGAAAGAAATAAGTGCTTAACCCATCAGCCCCATCAGTTCCGTCAGTACCGTCAGTTCCGTTAGTACCATTAGTTCCGTTAGTACCATTTTGAACAAACAATTCAGGTGCACTCCACGATACAGTTGAATCTGTACCTGTATCTCCTGAGACGGAGAACAATCCACGGGATGCATAAATTGGATTAGTTCCGGAAGGTACTGAAGCTGACCATCCTGAAGGGGTTGTTAAAGTATTTGTACCAAAGTTAAAACTTCCACCCGAAGGTGTGCTTGGGGCGGATGTAGCACGTATAAATATTAATGCTTGGTATGTAGATCTTGCATCTGTCCCAGGCGCGCCAGCCGCTCCATCTTGTAGATATAAATCAGGAACACCCCAAGTTAAACTAGAATCTGTGCCTGTACCCCCTGCAGCACTAGTAGCTGTACTCAAGGATATATAAACCGTTCCTGTTCCAGATGGAATGCTTGCACTCCAACCAGAAGGAGGAGATATAGTGTTAGTGTTAAAGTTATAGCTGCCTCCCGTAGGAGCTTGAGATATAGTAGAGCTTGACCTTTTATAAATAGATAAAGCAGCTACAGATTTACCATCGTTCCCATCAGCACCATCAACACCGTCAGCACCATCTGCGCCGCCAGTTCCTAAAAGTGCTGCAGTATTCCATGAGTTAGACCCGGTTATAGTACCACTTCTCGCCGCAACATACCGTAGAGTAACCCATATGTTATCACCACCTGTAGTAGGAATCGTTGAAGTCCATCCATTATTCGCAGATGAAACTATGGGTGAGTTTTCAAAATTATATACTACACTAGTAGGTAAAGTTGGAGCAGTAGAATTTGATGTTGATCTTTGATATAGGAAAAGCGCTGTGCTTCCAGAATCCACACTCGATTGAGACGCTGAGATTTCCCCTGCGTTTAACCCTTGGTTTATCAAACTTGTTAGTCGGTATGTCCAACTATCTAGTTGTGGATCACCAGTAATTGGAGGGTGGATTAAAGTCGTCATTAGCGTTGACCTCCTTTAGAAACACCAAATTGCATTCCTGTAAGATTAAATGTATTTGATGTGGATGTATGCGTAACTCTGTAGTTTAAAAAGCGACCATGCACTCTTATGTCTTGCTTATAATCGTTAGCAATGTTAAAACTAGTTGTGTTCATTTGGCCACTAGCAGAAGCAGTAGGATCTTTATTATCTCCAGGAGCATTTGATCCAACAGCATCTACTTCTAATGTTCCACTACCTTCAACTATGAAAGCAATGGATGATAAAGATTCTGTGTCAAACTCAGGAGTTATAGAGATTCTTCTACGCTCTACGTAAGACTCACTTAGATAATTCTCATTCACTGTCTTTAGTTTTGTAGCAGTTGCTAAGATTAAATTATTATCTATGCTGTCTAGTGCAAGTGGAGCGGAGCCAACTCTTTTTGTCCATACATCTTTTCTGTAATTCCAAACGTATTGAGTTGCATTATTTCTATAGAACCATATCTCATCAAACAAGTTAAAGCGTACTGCTTTGTAATCATGTCCTTGCCTAAAGATACTTCTTACTCTTCCATCTGCGATTGATGCAATTGATCCTGGATGCCCAGCAAAAACGTACACATCTCCTGAGCCATACACAATATGTTTACCATCAACTTGTAAAACAGATCCAGTATTATTAGCACCGTAGCTATCTGTTATAGTCGAAAACTGGAAAGGTATAAATGAATTACCAGTGCGCTGTAGAGCATGTATTGAAGTATCTGTGTAGATGTACAATACTCCTTGCAGTTCAGCCATGTCCTGGATTGTCCCTGTTGACGAGAGAGTAAACTCATCAGCCGTGCTAGCACCTATCTCAAATGGGTTCCATCCTAATGGCATATTTCCAGGCGGAGCAACGTCTGAAGTTCTAACTACACCTGTCAGTTTCCTACCATTACCACCAGTCTCTGCTAGATTACCTGCGACTAATAGATTTCCGTAAGCTCTAATAACACCTGCTGTTACAGCTGTTACGGGATTTTGTGCTACGAGAGAGATAATAAATTGGCTTCCGCCTAACCCATCATTAGGAGTAAATCTAAATCCTGTAGCAGATACATTATCAATAGTTCCAATATCTACTAGCGTCCCATCCGGTGTAACTCCACCAACTGATCCATTAACCGTTACAGTCTCAGAGCGTCTAGGTGTAGCTGCGCTTTTAGGAATCATTTCTACTTTTATCTTATCACCTGAAGCAAGAGCTGTAGAAATAGTTTTATACGCTCCTGNTTCTCCTTCGTACTCAAAGGTTTTAATAGCTGTGNTTGGTGCATAGCTTTCCCANCCTGGTAGCTTTTTAATTACCGGAGTGGAGTCGTCTTGTATATACATTGGCGCCTGAGCNCCATTATTAATAATGATGTGAAATCCACCATTNAATAAAGTATGCTGCCANTTAGAGCTATCAGATATAGATATAGACTCTGGGTTTGTGTAAGACACATTACTATAGCTAGCATTTAAAATCTGTAAAGTAGTTCCACGGATAACAACGTACTTATCTCCAGAAGGAGCAGGCCAAAAAGCTACATAGTCTATACCAGTAGAAGTAAATCGGTCTGTTTCTCCAGGAAACTTTTGTACGGCTCCATCACGGAACCGTACGTTTTGAACATCGCTAAAGACATTTGGTGGGAGAGATACTGCAGGAGTATCAACTACTAGCCCAATCTCTGTCAGATTAGAAATAGTTAAAGGTTCTGTTGGCATCTCTGCCTCCTACGTTTATTCGTCTTTCTTAAGCTTAGGAAGTACAAACTTCCAAACAATAAATCCCACTACTGCGGCGAGAATAACATACTCAAGTAATGAGTTTGGCATCATCGTTGTAGCTGGTAAAGCTGCTTCAGTTTCCATATTAAGTCTCCTTCATTTTGTTTACGAGGATCTTTTCTAGTTTCTTTTCTTCTGGACGACGTGCACGTAACCCTAAGTATCCAGTTAGAATCCATACAACTCCAGCTACAACACCTAATCCAATTAAATGCTGTGTGAAGTTAGACCACATGAATGCTAACATTTCCCAAAAGTTCAACTCACCATCAGCTCCAGAAAAATCTTGTGGAGAGCTAGGCGGAGTTGTTACAACATCTGTTGCAACACCCGCGGCTACTCCTACAGTCGCACCCACTATTGGTCCACCCGCCGCCGTGCCTATAGCAGTCGCAGCACTCGAGCCCATCGTCGACATTATCCCATCTTTCGATAAATTGCCTAAGCACGCTGTAAGGGTCGTCATTAACAGTATACATATACTTATCCTATAAATCATCAAGCACACTCTTTAATTCCTGTGACGGGATCAAAGAAGCAAGCTTCCGCTTTATTCTCCTCCGTTCCACCCGTCGTTGCAGTGATTTCAGTCGCGCCCTCTGTCTCCTCTTCCTCTTCCACGGTTTGTTCAATGGTGTTGAGAATACCGTACCGCTTTCCCGCGGCGCGGAATGTTGTGACACCTTTACAACCGTTCTTCCAAGCTTCCAAGTAGACATCTTTAAATTCTTCATACGTAACATCATCTCCCACGTTACAAGTTTTAGACACAGCACTATCGATGTAATGTTGTGCTAAGGCTAATACGGCGAGATGTTCTCTAACGGTAATTTCATTTGACGTACGTCCGCTGACTCCTCTTGTGTAAGCATAGTCCTCAACGCGCTCAAAGCGTGGTCCGTTAGCAGTTTGGATGGTACGCTCATAGTAATGTGAAAAGACTGGTTCGATTCCTCCGCTGATGTTATCTGCCACCAGTGATATGGTGCCTGTTGGAGCAATTGAGGTAAGGTGTGAATTTCTGATACCATACTCTTTAATTCCCTTTCGTAGTTTGTATGGAAGAGTTTTTGCAAAGCCTGATTTAAGCCAGCTCGATCTATATAGAGGGAATGCACCTTTCTCTTTTGCAAGTTCTAATGAGGCACGGTATGTAGCGTTACGGAGGGTTTTGAATACCTCTTCTGCCCATTCGAGGAATGATTCGCTACCATAACTATGCCCTAACATTTCACCTGCGTTAGCTAATCCAGAGATTCCAAGTCCCATTCGTCTCTTATTCTTAGCTTCATCCTCCTGTTCTTTAAGTGGGTAGATTGTTCTATCAATAACATTATCCATCGCGCGGACAATATGAGGTATATCATTATCAAACTGTTTCCAATTGAAAGTCTCACCATCAACATACTTAGTTAAGTTAAAACTTCCAAGCAAGCATGCCCCGTAAGGTGGAAGAGGCTGCTCACCACAAGGATTAGTAGCTGCAATGCTTTCACAATACCATAGGTTGTTTGATTCGTTAATTCTGTCGATGAAGATAATGCCTGGTTCCGCCCAGTCCCAAGTGCTTTCCATAATCATATCCCAGATTTCAGTAGCACTTTCCTGTCCCCAGACTTCACCTTCAAATATTAGATCATAAGGAGCGTCATTCTCTACTGCTTCCATAAACTTATCTGTTACGGCAACACTAACATTAAACCCAGTAAGCTTATCAGAATTACGTTTAGCAGTAATGAACTCTTTAATATCCGGGTGGTCCACACGTAAAACCCCCATCTGCGCACCCCGTCGATGTCCTGAACTCGAGATGGTTTGGCAAACAGCGTCAAATATGCCCATAAAAGATACGGGCCCAGACGCTGAGGAATCAAGGGATTTAATCTTACTCCCCGATGGACGCAGTTGTGAAAAATCATAACCAATACCCCCGCCTCTACGCATAGTCTCTGCTGCTTCTCCAGCTCGCTGCATAATAGTATCCATGCTATCATCAATCGTACCACTTACAAAACAGTTGTACGCTGTTGTAATACGACGTGAGCCAATAGCTGATTGTACTCGTCCAGCTGGTAGAAATCTCATCTCACCTAAAATACTTTCTAAGTATTCCTTATGTTGGTCATCATCACATAAAGCTCCAGCAATACGTATAACCTTATCATGGAAGGTTTCGTCTGCTTGCCTATACTTCATTTGATCGATTTCTTGAGAGATGGTTAGTTCAGGGCCTTGGTATGCGTTCTTCATATTTGTTGTCCTCACTGGGCTTCTATTGTTCTGTATCCTTATTCGCCATCTTTTCCACAGAGTGGCGGATAGCTTTTATATTTTCGTCCATGCGCCCTAATGTGACGGCTTGCTGTTGAACTACTTTCTCTAAGGCTTCTATACGTGTTTCATGACGTATTAGCTGTTTACTATTATTATCAATATTGTTATCTAAACTTGACACGTACCAGACGAGTGCGACCGTCTGAGCTATAATTCCTAAAATAAAAGAAATAGGCACTGATTTACTTAAATGCCAACTATCATTTGGATCCATAGTTTCCACCTTACTTTATTATTTTTATTCTTCTTTGCTTTCTAAAGATGCAGTTAGAAGATTGTAAAACGAATCTTTAGCTACTGATATTTGATCTAGGTTAAATTTAGCAGCAGCTATCTTTTTATCTAAATCTAAAACTTGAGATAATAAAATCTTTTGATGGTCAGTTAACTCATCGATTTTGTATTCATTATCGTTGATGGTTAAAGTATTTTCTTTTTCTGTAGACATTTTTGTCCTCACTTTTAAATATTAAGCTCCCTACTAAAGGGACTTATACTCATATATTTAAGGTTTTAAAGGCCAAGAAATACTGCTTGGGAAACCTTCTTGCTGTGGGATATTCCTCAACGCAGTTCTATATGCCGCCATCTCGTCAGTCATCGTGACATCTGACAAAGCGTAAAAATCTGTCTCAGCTAATAAAGAATCCCTTACTTCTCTTGCAGCAGCCGCATCTATTGCTGTTTTTTCTTCTGCTGTTTTTTCAATAATAGGAAAAGAACGCCAAAGGTTTTGAACAGGTACACTTGTATCCGTATCTAATTCTTGAACTTTACTATCTCCAAGAGCGATTTTGAGAGCATCTACCAGTTCAGTTTCTGTTGCCGTTGCAGAGAGAGGCGTTATGTCCTGACTTGAAAGGGTTTCGGAATGCTCATATTGAACAATATAATCTACACTTTCTATCTGTTGTAAATTTTCCGATAAAGTTACTGATTGTATTTTCCAACTAGCCATAAATATTCTCCTTTAGTTCCAGTACATCACGATAATTCGGCCCGCAGCGCCGTTCCCGCCCCAAGCCCTGTTGCTTCCATTATCATTAACGTGACCCGCACCACCGCCGCCGCCGTAGCTAAATCCATGCTGCCCATACCACCTTGGATAACTATACCCTGCACGACCTGCACCGCCATTCCCAACGTAGGACGACAATGCGCCTGTTTTCAGAGGGCTTGTACCCCCTGCGGGGTATGTTGCCTCAGAAACTGCACTATTACCGCCGCCTG